AGCCGGGTTCCGTACGTCGTCACGACCGTAGGGGGAGCAACCTCGATCACGCTTTCCTCTCAATTCACCGAGGACGATGTTGCTGCAGGATCGTCCTACACCTACTTCGAGGACGAGTACGCACTGGCATCTGACTTCCTGCGGCCGGTGGATGCCCAGACGTTTTCCGATGAGTGCAACATCGAGCTGATAGGCCGTACCGAGTTTCGCAGGCGCTACCCGAACAACGTCACAACCGGGCGCCCGCGGGTTGCCTGCATCGTGGATTCAGCCCCGAGCGGGAACACGACCCCAGTACGCCGGGTGAAGTTCTACCAGCCTTCGTCCACGGCGATGACGATTCCGTACTCGTACATCACATCGAACCTGGCGGTGAGTGCCGCCGGGGCTGCACAGACAAACCTTTCTGCCACCACGGATGAGCCGATCGTACCGCTGCGTTACCGGCACGCAATCCTGTATCACGCGCTCGCCGCCTGGTATCGGGACAAGAAGGACGACACCCGGGGCCAGGAAGCGAAGTCCGAGTACACCGATCTCATGATGCGCGTGGGTGCAGATTACGAAGTGGGAGCGGTGAGGCCGCAGTTCCGTCCGCGCGTCTCCCACTATGCCGACCGAGCCCGGAGGCCGTGGCGATGATGCGTCAGAAAACAAGTCACCGGGATCACGACACCAACCGGGGGTTGCCGATCTATGACGACGTGGTGAGGGGGTCCGGCGGGCAGTACCTGTTCAACAACGACACGGCGAATCCCAGCAACATCGTGGATCGTGGCACGGCGCAATCTGCATCAGCCGGCGCCATCGTGCTCGCCACTACGGCATCGAGTACGGACGACGCCTACGTGGGGATGAGCGTACAGATTACCGGCGGAACCGGGTCAGGCCAGGACCATCAACGCGGCACTGCCTACAACGGCACGACCAAGGAATTGACCGTCTCCGGGGCGTGGACCACGACGCCGGATTCCACCAGCACGTACAGGATCGTGAACCGTGGCTACTAATTTCGCGGAAGTCAAAAGCATCGCGTGGAAGGTCATAGATGAAAGGTTTGGCACGCCGACCGATGGCAATTTTGTTGTAGGCGACGGCACGAACTGGGTGAAAGAAAGCGGCGCGACGGCGCGCACGTCGCTAGGTGCCGTCGGCCTCACGGGTGACGAAACCATTGCTGGAACTAAGACGTTTTCCAGTGATGTCGTTTTGTCTAGCGGGGGAGTGGCACAGGGGCCAAACGCAAATGGAACCTCTCGTTTAGGCCGTGACAGCGCGACTGTCATTAGTTTGGGCGTCGGCCAAATTCCGCTGAAAGTTTCCGGTGTATGGATGATGCGGCGCTTAACGGCGGCCGTCACCACAAGCAATGGCGGGCTGTCGGCCAGCACGCTCTATTACGTCTACGCTGCGGACAGTTCCGGCACCATTCTTGAATTTTCCACGACTGCGCCGACGACAGACACAACATTCGGTGTTCGCATCAAGACCGGGGATGCTACCCGCACTCTCGTTGGGCGAGTGGTCACTACGTCCGCCAGCCAATTCGTGAACGACGCTGCAGTAGCCATTGGCGTCGTCAGTTGGTTCAGACCGACACGCTATGTGCGGGTGGACCACCATCTTTTTGGTCCGAACACTTATAACGCTACAGACCAAGCGGACAGCGCCAGCGCGTATGCGTGGCCCGGAGGGTCGTTGTCTTCGTCTAATACTGTAGCGTGGGGGCTTGGGGGAACTGTAAGAATTGCCTATGCGGTCTTTGATGTTCAATGGCAGAGCAATAATACAGGGAACAAGACGCGGCTCGTCCATTCAGATGACGGACCAGCAAACATCACACAAATAGCCGAGGCTATTTCGGACGGAACTGGAAACCCGATAAATTCGGGCATTATCATAACTACCGAGTTGCAGGCACTTCAAGACTCACTGACTGTTCACAAAAACATTGGATGGCAAGCGCTGAAGGTGAACGGAACCACCCTCCGCTATTACGCGGTGCGACTCCGTGTCGTTTACGAATTGACGGACCCGTTCTAGTTGATGAATGCCCTACCAGAAGCGTTTCAAATGCCCGACATGCGGGAGAGGATTGTGAACGGTCGCTTTGATCGCATGGAAGATTGACGTGTTCAACAAAACTCAAGTGGTGAGGCACCTGTTCGGCGGCGGCTGGGCCACCGACTTCGGCACGACCACTGACATCTCCCCCGACCAATCCGGGAAGGTGGTGATCCCGTTCCTGCTGACGGCGCAGGACTGTCTGTACGAGTTGAACGGCGGGCCGCATGAAATCGGCGGCGCCTCAAAGGTCAATTCCTCTGCCGTTGCATCCGGGGCCGTGGTCATGGGCGTGTACGACTACTGGCGGCAGGGAACCGCTGGTGCTCCTACGCGCAGGCGCGTGCTGCACGCCGGGACTACGGCGCTGGCGGATACCGACGACGCGAGTTTTGTGACGACCATCGGCTCGGGCCTCGAATCCGGGAAAGTGCCGGCCTATTCGACTTTCGATGATCTGCTCATCTTCTCCTCGGACTCGACCACTGACGTTCCCCGGTCCTGGGACCAGACGACCGCGCAGGCGCTTGCTGGTTCCCCGCCGAGGTTTTCGTTCTCCGTCTCGCACAAGAACCGGCTGTGGGCTGCTGGGGTGTACGCGAATCCCTCACGCCTTTACTACTCCTCGAACGTGGACCCGGAGGACTGGACGACGACCGGGGGCTCCATCGACATCGACCCGAACGACGGGGACATCATCACCGGGATTGCTTCGCACAAGGGCGAGCTGATCGTATTCAAGGGACCGAACAAGGGCTCGATCCACCGGATAACCGGGAGTTCTCCCACCGGGTCGGATGCCTTCGCGCGCCTGAATATGGCGAAGGGCATCGGGGCCGCATGGCACAACAGCATCTTCCCGTTCGGCAACGACCTGGGATTCGTCTCCCAGTTCGGGAGCGTTCACAGCTTGGCCGCAACCGCAGCTTACGGAGACTTCTTCGAGGCGGCGCTCTCTCGCCCGATCAACAAGTGGATATTCGAGCACCTGAACTACAACCGGCTACGGAACATCGGGTCGGCTACCGATCCTCTCAACGGCCTCGTGTACATCACGATGTCGATTGATGCCTCAAGCACCAACAACTGCTGCATCGTCATGGACTACCGGGAAGCGCCGAACATGCGCTGGTCATTCGTACCGGCGTACAAGCAGGCGAGCCTGGGGCTGTTCGTGGACACCAACGGTGTGCGCCGGGTTCTTGGTGGCGGGAACGACGGCTTCGTGCGGAGGCTGAATATCATCGACCGCTCCATCGACGGGTCAACTGCGCTCTCGTTCGATGTCAAGACGCCGTTCATGAGCTACGGCAACCCGATGCTCATGAAAACGCTGGCTGCTTTGGCTGCGGGGATCAACCCACGGGGCAACTTCAACTTCACCTTCGGCTGGACGCGGGACAGCAGCGCGCAGCAGACGACGACGATGGCGCAGGGGGGCGGCGACGTACTGGGAGTGGCAACGTCGAACCAGTTCACGCTCGACACCTCAACCCTCGCCGGCTCGCATTACGCGGACATCTTCTACGAGGCGGAGGAAGGGGGCGAGTTCCGTTCGATCCAGTACGAGATCAGGCAAAGCGCAGTCAACGAGGACATCGAGTTGCAAACATTCACGGCGTCGATAACACCCGGCGCGGTAAGCACGGAGAATTAATTTGGCCCTGAGCAGAATCAAAACGTGGATTGCGGGTGAGGTGTTGACGGCCTCCGATCTCAACGCGGAGTACAACAACCTCCTCAACAACGCCCTGACGCTCATCTCACCGCTGACGGGACCACTGGACATTGATGGGCAGACGCTGACGCTCGACGCCGCCGCCGCAACGCAGGTTGTTTCCTCTGCTGCGGTATCGTGGAACTTCACCAGCGGGGCCAAGACCGGGACGCCCGGTACGGGTGGTTCTGTTGAACGATTCTCCGCACAGACCTTTACGGATTCCGCCACGGCCGGAAGTGGAACGGCCACGGCGGCTGTGTTCTACAGCCTTGCCGCGCCTACGTTGGCAGCTACAAACGCGAGTGTCACGACGACGGATGCTGCGACGTGGTACATCGGAGGCGTCCCGGTGGCCGGAACCAACGAGACGATAACGAACCCGTGGGCGCTGTGGATTGACGCAGGCAACGTCCGGTTCGATGACGACATTCACTGGCTCTCGGGTCAGACCTTCGCGCAGCGCGGGATTCTGGCGCACGCCAACACGGGGATACGGACCTACACGTTCCAGGATGCGGATGGAACGATCTTCACTACTGCAGGAGGCACGATCACCGGCGACCTGACGATCAGCAAGGCGACGCCAGTGATTTCCCTGGACGCCAACACTGGGTCCGAGCCGAAAATCAAATGGATGTTAGATGGAGTGCAAAAATGGTTGACCATTTCAGGGGGGCCGAATCCAAACTTCAGGTTATATCGTGGTGCAGTCGGCTCAGAGGTTCTGGTTATTGACGTAGATCAAGCCACCGGCAACGCGACGTTTTCGGCCAATCTTTACGTCAACGACTCAGCGAATGCTAACTCGACCCTCGGCCTGACGATCAATCAGGGGGCGGCGGACAACGAGATTCTGGCGCTGAAGTCTAGCGATGTGGCGCATGGGATTACAGATTTTTCGGAGACAGACACGTTTGGGTCTTTATCCAAGATTTCAGCGACTGCTGGTGGTGTGTTTGTTCAAGGGTTTACCGAAGGAACCGACGCCCTTTGGTTGCGCGGCATCTCAACGTCTGAGAACACCACAAAGAGCGCAAGTTCTGGCGGGATCATACAAATCTTAAGCGCTCTAAAGAGCGGAACAGGTAAAGTGGATGCCAGTGCAAACGCCAATTTATTGACCGTGGTCAACAATACTACAACCCGATTTATCCTGGACGCCGATGGCGACTCGCATCAGGACGTGGGTACCGCGTGGACGAACTTCGATGCACAGCAGGACGTTGATCTGCTTACGGCGCTGTCCGTTCACGTCTCAGCGGAGGGCGACCCGATCAAGCGTCATTTCGCTTCCTTCCTCGACTTCAACCGCCAGCGCCTCCAAGACCTGAAGCTCGTCACGTTCAACGAGGACGGCCATCACTTCGTCAACATGAGCAAACTCACCATGCTGCTGACCGGAGCGGTGCGGCAGATGTCATCGCGGATGGATGCTGTCGAGCAGAAGCTACTCTTGCTGGAAGCGCAGTAACGGCATGGAACCCGCCCTCCACACCTCTGCCCCCAAGCGCACCCGCGCCGTCGTCCTGCGGGAGAAGGTGAAGATTCGCCTTGCTCTGGATGAAACCGGGCCGCTGATAGCCGAAATCCTGAAGGAGAACGGGATTGATCTTCCCGGCATGTCATGGGAAAAAGTGTGGCCGCATTGGTTGATCGCAACCGTGGATGACGACGTAATCGGCTGCCTCCAGGTGATGCCCTCGAAGCCGATCGCCTACTGCGAGATGCTGTGCGTGACCGAGAAGGTGTCGTTCAAACTCCGGGCTATCGCCATCAGGAAGCTGATCCAGCAGGGCATCGCTACCGGGTATCACGGCGGGGCGTCGTACTTGGCTTTCAACGTGGACTTCGGCAACGACAAGTTCACTACCGTCATCAAGAAGATGAACGCACAGATGATGTGCGGCCGTTTTCTGTTCATGAAACGCTTGAAGGACTGATATGGGAAAAGGCACACAGAAGGCCCTTTTCGGTAGCGGCGAGGACACCCGCACGACCGTCAACACGGCGGCACCACCGACCG